TAATACTAAGTTCCAACTTGGTACCGCAAGTGCATCTAAGATTAGAACCGCAAAAACAACATTTAAAAACCCTAAGAATGATAAAACGTTGACACTTAATCCCAATTACCAATTAGATGTCAATCTCGGACCCATTACGGTACAGGGACCAATTTCTGTTGGACCAAAAGTAGATGGGTATGGTATGGGTATGTCACCGGCTTTAATGTCAGAATTAGGTATCCACGAAGGTGAAGTGATATACTTCAAAATGTCATGACATTGACCGCATTTCTAACTATTTCAATGTGGGTAGTTCTTTTTAGATACTTCTATGTAAGAAAAAACCCAATAGAAAGTATTGTTGATGAAATAACCATGATTATGTGGCAGTTGAATATTTCTTGTTTGAGTTATTTATTGATAAGAGAAGAGTGTGACCTTAAAACTGGTGAATGTTATATCATCAGAAGTAAGGATGGTATTGTTGAAAGAATCAATAAAAAATTCATAACCGAAGACGGAAGACAATTATTACAAGATTAATACTATGGAATTGGAAAACAAACTTTTAGAAGAGGTTGCTCGATTTAATCAAATCAATAAGTACGCAAGAAAACTTATGAACGAGCAGGAGTTACCTCCAGCACCCGAAGCACCGGCTGAACCGGGAATGGAAGCACCGGCAGGTGAATTACCACCACCGGCAGGAGGAGCTGCACCTGAAATGGGAGCACCGGCACCTGAAGCACCGGCAGAATCTGATACCGAAGAATTGGATATCACAGATTTAGTTAATATGACCAAATCTATTAAGAACGACCTTGACGATTCTAAGAGTGAACACCAAGGAGTAATAACTAAAATGGATGATGTCTTCACCAAATTGAATGATTTGGAACAGAAATTGGCTAACATGGATATGGTAATGGCTAAAATTGACGAGTTAGGTAATAAAATCGAACAAGTTAAAGAACCAAGTCCTGAAGAAAGATTACAAATGCGTTCATTGGATTCATACCCATTTAACCAAAACCCACAACAGTTCTTCGCACAAAAACAAGGTGAGATGAGAGCAAGTGGTAAGAATGAGTATGTTTTAACAAAAGACGACATTCAAAATTATTCACAAGAAACAATAAGAGACACGTTCAACCCAAACGAAGAACAAGATGAATTTAGCTTCTAAAGTAAACTTCTTATTAGGTTTACATCTTCAATTAAAGATTAATCATTGGCAAACTAAAGGAGTTGCCCGTCACGAAGCATTTGGTAATGCTTATGGTGATTTAACAGATTTAATAGATGAATTTGTTGAAATTGCGATGGGAAAATACGGAAGGTTTGTTTTAGATGAAGAAACAAATAATATAAAACTTATAAATTTATCAGATATGAACCCGAAAGATATGATTTCGGTTTGTGTTGATGCATAAGTTGAGTTTTCAGAAGATTTAGACCCTAAAAGAGATACTGACCTTTTAAATTTAAAAGACGAGATGCTTGGTTTATTGAATAAACTTTTGTATCTTCTTACATTAGAGTAATACTCCACAAAACATTTTTGAAAAACTTTAAGACCGGATTTTGTAATCCGGTTTTTTTTTCTTATACTTTACTTATAACAACTTAAAATTAAGATTTATGTCAACATTTGATGCAGTACTGGCTCAGTACGAAAAAAACAAACAAGCCGCTGGCGGCAACAACGCAAACAAGGTTTCGCAAGAAGACCGATTAAAGAAATACTTCACCACCCTTTTACCAAAAGGTGCTCGTAGTGGTGAAAAACGTATTCGTATCCTCCCTACTACCGATGGTGGTTCTCCTTTTAAGGAAGTTTATTACCACGAAGTACAAGTAGATGGAAATTGGGTTAAACTATATGACCCTAAACAAGAAGGAAAGCGTTCACCTTTAAATGAGGTATACGACGCACTTATGATGACAGGTTTGGAATCAGATAAGGTTCTTGCTCGTCAATACAGAGCTCGTAAGTTCTACATTGTAAAAGTTATTGATAGAGAAAACGAACAGGACGGAGTGAAGTTCTGGCGTTTTAAACACAACAGTAAAGGAGAAGGAATCCTTGACAAAATCTTCCCACTTTTCAAAAACAAAGGTGACATCACTGAAATGAACACAGGTCGTGACCTTATTATCACTTTGGGTTTAACCAAAGCAGGTAATGGTCGTGAGTATACCACAATCACATCCATCATCCCTGAAGATGCATCTCCACTACATACAGATAGTAGTGTCGCACAATCATGGGTTAATGATGAATTGACTTGGGCTGATGTTTATTCCAAAAAACCTGAAGAGTACTTGGAAATGATTGCCAAAGGTGAAGTTCCTAAATGGGATTCAGAAAACAAAAAATGGGTTTCTAATTCAGAAGAGGAAACCACATTGATGCCACCTCCGGCTAATGTTTCACCCGCTACTCCTGTGGTTGACCCTCAGGACGACGCAGAAACTGATGACGATTTACCGTTCTAAAAAACCTCAAGGACACTCTCTTGGACATTTTGTCCTTGAGGGTGTTCCTTTTTAAAAAATATCAATATGGCAATTAAGAAAAAAGATTTTTCAATTTCGAGTATAACATCCAAGTACTCAAGTAAAATGACCTACAAACCTGATAGGTTTTTGGATTTGGGTGATGCGTTTTTGGATGCAACGGGTTTACCGGGTCCTGCTCTTGGACATATCAATATGTTCTTAGGTCACTCAGATACGGGTAAAACAACTGCATTATTATCAGCGGCGGCAGATGCAATCAAAAAGGGAATCCTACCTGTGTTCATTATTACTGAACAAAAGTTTGCGTTTGACCACGCAAATATTATGGGTATTCCTGTACAAGAAGAAGTTGACCCATCAACAGGTGAAATTACATTTACAGGTGACTTCATCTTCAGAAATGATTTTGAATACATCGAACAAATCACAGATTTCATCAATGAAATGATTGATGCACAAGAAAAGGGCGACATTCCTTATGATTTATTATTCTTGTGGGATTCAGTTGGTTCAGTACCTTGTAAGATGACATGGGAAGGTAAAGGTGGTAAACAACACAATGCATCTGTACTATCAGATAAAATTGGTATGGGTATCAACCAACGTATCTCAGGTTCAAGAAGGTCTGATAAACCTCATACAAATACACTTGTAATTGTAAACCAACCATGGGTAGAATTACCAAGTAACCCATACGAACAACCGAAAATTAAAGCAAAAGGTGGTGAATCAGTATGGTTGAACTCAACATTGGTATTCCGTTTCGGTAACGAGAAAAATGCGGGAACCACTAAAATTCCAATCACAAGGAATAAGAGAACCATTACTATCGCAACAAGAAGTAAGATTACCGTTATGAAAAATCACGTTAACGGTATTCAATTTGGTGACGGTAAGATTATGGTTACACCACATGGTTTTATGAAGGCAAAAGAGCCGGCAGAAGAAAAGACATCAAGAGAACTTTACATCAAAGAACACCTTGATTATATCAGTAAATTATTTGGAGAGACGGTGTCGAGTGTAACTGACATCAAGTTCGAACCAATACCTGACGAAGACACAGAAGATTGATTGTTTAACAAATAATAGTAAAAGACGCAATGTCTAATGTTTTATTGGTCGATGGAGACAACTTATTGACCATTGGTTTTTTTGGACTTAAAAATCACTTTCATAAGGGTAATCACATTGGTGGGTTATACCACTTTATCAATACCCTACGCAGGTCGATTGAGGTCCACAGATTAGACAAAGTCGTCGTTTTTTGGGATGGAAAAGAAGGTTCCTCATCTCGCAAGAGATACTACCATCAATATAAAGAAAATAGAAGAGAACGAGTTAGAACCGAAGAACAGGTTCATGCATACGGACAACAACGAAATAGGGTAAAACAGTACCTTGAGGAGTTATTCGTTAGACAGGGCGAGTATGATTATTGTGAAACCGATGATTCGATTGCATACTACTCACAAAACTCACCAAAAGAGAATATCATCATATATTCATCCGACGGTGACCTGACTCAACTCGTTTCAGAAAATACAAGATTATTCAATCCTTCACATAGTAAAATGTATCAACCAAATGATATGTTTGTATATGACCATGAAGAGATACGAATAGAAAACATCAAATTGGTCAAGATGTTATGTGGTGACCCATCTGACAACATTGCAGGTATCAAAAACTTGGGTGTTAGAAGATTACTCACAATGGTACCCGAACTAAGGACCGAAGCAATCACATTAGAATTCATTAGAGAACGTTTTAACAACCTTTTCGAAGAAGATAAGGATAATCGTCTCGTAACCAATTTGCTCACGGGAGTGACCAAATATGGGGTTTTAGGTGAAGAGTTTTTTGATGTTAACAATCGAATTGTAAGTCTTGATGACCCATTCTTAACAGACGAGGCGAAGGAGGCAATAAACTCTTTAATAACCGACCCCCTTGACCCCGAAGGACGTTCATACAAGAATACTATGAAGATGATGATGGAGGACGGAATTTTTCTCCTACTCCCTAAATCAGATGACGCTTGGATTAATTTCCTAAATCCATTCCTCAGATTAACCAGAAAAGAAAAAAATAAAAAAATCATTAAAATTAAAACCAATGACTAATCAAGATTTAACTAAATTTGAATTCCTTTTAACTCTTGAAGGAAACATCGTCGTACAACGTTATTTTAACGTAAAAGGACACAACTCAAAATCTCGTCGCTCGCTAGACATGCACTACTATGTAAAAAATATTTGTGAAGAAATCGAGTATGATTTGAAATCAAAAACTTTGGATTATCTAAATGAAAATCGTGATTATTTTTACGGTTTGGACAGTGCAGAACCTAACGAAGACGTGGAAAAAGAAAACTTTTTGCTCGAAATTAAGATAGGAGACGATGTATTTATTCAAAGACAGTTTCCCGCATACTTCTTCCATCCAAAGGTGAGGTATACGGTAGACATTCGTCCCCACCTGAAAAGATATCTGGCGGACCTTACCGCTATTTTATCTTCTAGGGATTTGGAAACAACTTATTTAACATATCAACTATAATAAACAAAAAATAAAACAATGAGCGAAAAGAACTTTGGAACACTCGGAACATCATTCCAGCAAGCATTATTAAAAGCAATTATTGAGGACAAAAAATATGGGGAACAAATCATTGATGTAATCGAGAACAAGTACTTTGATAACGTATCTTTTAAATTCATTTCTGAACATATTAAAGAATACTATAAGAAGTATTCCAAAGTTCCGAACTATGATAGTTTGGCACTTAAAATAACTTCAGAAATGGGGTCACCAGAGAGTGCAAGAATCCATTTGGATACTCTTGAAGCAATCAAAGAAAACACACAGGATGCTTCATTAGTGAAAGATGAGGCGTTGAATTTCTGTAAACAACAAAACCTTAGAAAGGAGTTAAAGAAAATCAATTCTATTATCGACAATGGAGCATTTCATGAGTACCCAACAATTGAAGGTATTATACAAAAAGCTCTACAAGTTGGTCTTCCTCCCGAAGAATCCATGGATGTGTTTCACGACATCGATTCGGCACTTGAAAAAGATAATCGACAAGCAATTCCAACAGGAATTACCGGTGTTGATAATGTTTTGAAAGGTGGTTTGGGTAGAGGAGAACTCGGAGTGGTGTTGGCTCCAACAGGGACAGGTAAAACAACTTTGTTAACCCTGTTCTCTAACACGGCATACAATCACGATTTCAATGTACTTCAAATCTTTTTTGAAGACAATCCCGCAAATATTAAAAAGAAACACTTCACACTTTGGACTGGTATTGAACCAGACGAACAACCTGAAAGAAAAGATGAAGTTAAAAGAATGGTTGAAGAAATTCAACAAACAAGTCAAGGTTCTTTAAACATTATTAAATTACCAAGTGACTCAATCACCATTTCCGAAATCAAATCAAGAATCAGAAAACATCTTTCTGATGGTAAGAAATTGGACCTACTATTAATCGATTATGTTGATTGTATTTCACCTGAGAGAAGTAATTTTGGTGAAGAATGGAAAGGTGAGGGTTCTGTTATGAGAAGTTTGGAGGCAATGACCGGAGAATTCGATATTGCTATTTGGACGGCAACTCAAGGTAACAGAGAATCAATCTCATCTGAAGTCGTTACAACCGACCAAATGGGTGGTTCTATCAAAAAGGCACAAATTGGACACGTTGTATTGTCTGTTGGTAAAACTCTCGAACAGAAAGAACACAATTTGGCAACAATGACCCTACTTAAATCACGTATTGGTCAAGATGGTATCATTTGGAACAACTGTAAGTTTGACAACAAGTTCTTGGTGATTGACACCGAAACACAAACAACCCTACTTGGACACCAAGAGGAAAAAGTCAAAACAAATTCAAACAGAGCAGCTGAGATGTTTAAGAAAAGACAAGAGCTGTTAAATCGATAATCAAAAACTTTATTAGAACATGAAAGAAAAGATTTTACAAGAAAATCCAGGACGTTTTGTCCTCTTCCCAATCGAACACCACGATATTTGGAAACTTTACAAACAACAAGAAGCGTGTTTTTGGACCGCTGAAGAAATTGACTTAGCCCAAGACATTAATGATTGGGACAACAAGTTAAACGAAGATGAACAACACTTCGTTAAACATGTATTGGCATTCTTTGCGGCTTCTGATGGTATCGTAAATGAAAACTTAGCGTTGAACTTTGTAAACGAAGTACAATACACCGAGGCAAAGATGTTCTATGGTTTTCAAATTATGATGGAGAACATTCACAGTGAAACATATTCACTTTTGATTGACACATACATTAAAGATAAAGAAGAACAAAACCGTCTGTTCAACGCAATTGATACAGTACCTGCTATCAAGAGGAAAGCAGAATGGGCAATCAAGTGGATTAACTCTGACTCATTCGTTGAACGACTTGTCGCTTTTGCCGCTGTTGAGGGTATTTTCTTTTCGGGCTCATTCTGTTCTATTTTCTGGCTCAAAAAACGTGGTTTAATGCCGGGTTTAACATTCTCAAATGAGCTTATTTCTCGTGATGAAGGAATGCACTGCGACTTCGCTTGTCATTTACATAATAACCATATACAAAAGAAACTTACACAAAGTAAGATTAAAGAAATCATCTGTGGTGCATTGGAGATTGAAAAAGAGTTCATCCTCGAGGCATTGCCAGTTCGTTTAATCGGCATGAATTCCGACCTTATGTCACAATATTTGGAATTTGTCACCGATAGATTATTAGTATCATTGGGTGTACCTAAAGTATACAATTCAAACAACCCATTTGATTTCATGGAAAACATCGCAATTCAAGGTAAAACCAACTTCTTTGAGAAAAGAGTTGCTGAATACCAAAAAGCGGGTGTTGCCACTAACTCGTCTATTGATGACATAACAAATATTGATGATATTGATTTTTAATTAACCGAACACGATGAAAGTAAAAAAAAGAGATGGCTCCCTTGAGGAGATGAGATATGATAAAATCACAAGAAGAATGCAATACTTCTGTGATGACTTGGATAGTGAATATGTCGACCCAACATTGGTTACGTTAAAAGTAACACAAGGGATTTATGATGGTATTTCCACAGTAGAACTTGACACACTAGCAGCAGAAACGGCTGCGTCTCTTGTTACTACGCATCCTGATTATGCTAAATTAGCGGGAAGACTGGCGGTATCAAATCTTCATAAAACCACACCAAAAAAATTCTCACAGTGTATTAAAGAACTTCACTCCTTTATTGAACCAAAAACAGGTAAAGAATCTTCTTTGATTGATGATAATGTTGCTAAATTTGTACATCAAAATAGAGAAGTTCTTGATGGAGCAATTAGACAAGAACGTGATTTAGATTTTGATTATTTTGGTTTCAAAACATTAGAACGTTCATATCTTTTGAAGATTAGTAAACGTATTGTAGAAAGACCTCAATACATGTATATGAGAGTTGCTGTTGGTATTTGTAATGGTAACTTGGAAATGGCTTTGAGAATCTATGATGATTTATCACAACATTTCTATACACATGCAACACCTACATTATTTAATGCCGGAACTCGTAGACCTCAAATGTCATCTTGTTTCTTAATTGGAAATAAAGGTGATGATATTGATGGTTTATTTGATACCATTAAAGATGTTGCGAAGATTTCAAAATGGGCCGGCGGTATCGGTTTACACGTTCATGATGTAAGAGCTAAAGGTTCGTACATCAAAGGAACAGGTGGTGAATCTGATGGACTACTTCCTATGATGAAAACTTATAATGAAGTTGCTCGTTGGATTAACCAAGGAGGTAAAAGAAAAGGTTCTTTTGCTGTTTATCTTGAACCATGGCACTCAGATGTGTTTGAGTTTATTGATTTAAGAAAGAATCACGGTAAGGAAGAAATGAGAGCTCGTGATTTGTTTTTAGCAATGTGGACTCCTAACTTATTCATGGAAAGAGTTGAGAGTGATGGTGATTGGTCACTATTCTCACCTGACGAAGCTCCGGGATTATCTGATGTTTATGATACACCTGAAGACAAAGCATTTACTCGTTTGTACACTCAGTATGAAGAAGAGGGTAGAGCTCGCAAGGTAGTTAAGGCAAGAAAATTAATGGATGCAATTCTTACCGCACAAATTGAAACAGGAACACCTTACATGTTGTATAAGGACGCCGCAAACTACAAATCAAACCAAAAAAATATCGGCACAATCAAATCTTCAAACTTGTGTACCGAGATTATCGAGTATTCAAGTCCCGAAGAACAAGCGGTTTGTAATTTAGCATCAATTGCTTTACCAAAGTACATAGTTGACGGAGAATTTAGTCATGAATTATTATATGAGTACACTTACCAAGTAGTACAAAACTTAAATAATGTTATTGATTTGAATTTTTATCCTACAGAAGAAACTAAACGTTCAAACATGAGACACAGACCAGTTGGTTTGGGTGTACAAGGTTTGGCTGATGTGTTCTGTATGTTGTCCATACCTTTTGAAAGTGAAGAAGCAGATAAACTACAAACAGAAATATTTGAAACAATTTATTATGCCGCACTTGTATCTTCAAAAGACATTGCGAAGGAAAATGGTGCATATGAGACCTTCCAAGGTTCACCTTTATCTGAAGGTATTTTCCAATATCAATTATGGGGTAAAACCGATAAAGACACGAGTGGTCGTTGGGATTGGAAATCTTTAAGAAAAGAGGTTGTTAAATTTGGTGTAAGAAATTCATTATTAGTTGCACCGATGCCGACAGCATCTACCGCACAAATCTTAGGTAATAACGAAGCGTTCGAACCATTTACCTCCAATTTATTTTCAAGAAGAACTCTTGGAGGTGAATTCATTGTGGTAAATAAACATTTGGTTAAGGTTTTATTGGAAAAAAAGATATGGTCGGATGATATTAAAAAGAAGTTGATTCTTGAGAACGGTTCAGTACAAAACATCCCTGAAATCCCAACAGATGTTAAAGAGGTGTTTAAAACCATATGGGAAATGTCTCAAAAGAGAATTTTAACCATGGCAGCAAATCGTTCAATTTATATTGACCAATCTCAGTCATTGAATTTATTCATTGACAATGCCACCAAACAAAAGGTATTAGCGGCACATCTTTACGGTTGGAAACTTGGTTTAAAAACCGGTATGTACTACCTTAGAACGAGAGCTGCTGTTGACCCAATGAAAGGTTTGGGTATCGATACCTCTACCATGAAACCTGTGGCAGAAACAATCGAAGTACCCACCACCAATAATTTCATACAGGATACTTCTGAAGAAATGAAATTAATGGAAATGGTAACAATGTCAAGACCTACAGATTCTCCATTTGAATGTGAGGGTTGTGGTTCATAAATAAGAATACATAAACTACTAATAATCCCGACTTCGGTCGGGATTTTCCATTTAATAGTATTCCGGGTTTCTTTATATTTATTGATATGGCGACAACATATGGTATAGATTATCCATTTAGAGAAAGTAGAAAAGGTAATTTCCTTGAGATGACAGAAACACCTGAAAGGGAAATTAGGGCTAATCTATTACATCTAATTTTAACCAGAAGAGGCACACGTTATTACTTACCTGATTTTGGCACAAGACTTTATGAGTTCATTTTTGAACCAAATGATGTTGTTACGTTTCAAATGATTGAAGACGAAATAAGAACAACAGTAAAAAAATACATACCGAATTTAGATATCACATCAATTAGAATAACACCGGCAGACCAAGACCCCGAAGAACCATCAAGTGTAAGTGAAGACGATGACGCAAGATTATTTAGGGTGTCCGATAGTTCAAGTAAACCCTACACTGCCAAAGTTAGACTTGATTATGATATTAATAACGAACCATTTAGTTCATCGGACTTTATAATTATCAACATATAATATGGCTAAAAAGATTTCATACGCAACAAGAGATTTTGCAGGATTAAGACAGGAATTGGTTAATCTTACAAAAGAATATTATCCTGACTTAGTAAAGAATACTAACGACGCATCAATTTATTCTGTACTATTAGATTTAAACGCGGCGGTTGCAGATAACCTACATTATCACATTGACAGAGTTTGGCAAGAAACTATGTTGGACTTTGCTCAACAAAGACAATCTCTTTTCCATATTGCTAAAACATACGGTATTAGATTACCGGGTACAAGACCATCAGTTGCATTATGTGATTTTAGTATTAATGTTCCTGTAAGAGGTGATAAAGAAGATGAACGTTATTTAGGTACCATTAAAGCTGGTGCACAAGTAAGTGGGGGAGGACAATCCTTTGAAACAATTGAGGACATTGATTTCGCAAGTCCTTTTAATAGTAAAGGGGAACCCAACAGATTAAAAATTCCAAATTTTGATGGTAATAATAGATTAGTTTCATATACAATTGTAAAGAGAGAAGCGGTAGTTAATGGTGTTACAAGAATATTCAGAAAAGTTATAACTGAACTTGACCAAAAACCATTCTTAAAACTTTATTTACCTGAACAAAATGTTTTAGGTGTTACTGCGGTAGTTCATAAAGACGGTACTTCATTTGCTGGTAACCCAACAAACTCAGAATTTTTAGACCCAACAAATAAATGGTATGAGGTTAAATCGTTGATACAAGATAAAGTATTTATTCCTGACCCAACAAATGCATCAGACAGAGATAACTTTAGAGCAGGAAAATACATTTCAGTCGCTAATAAATTTATCACAGAATATACTCCCGAAGGATATTTTTTAGTAACATTTGGTAGTGGTAACGTAGACCCCATGGATAATCTTGATGATTATATGAGTGGTTCATTAAAAGTTAATTTAGGAACTTACTTAAATAATATGTCATTAGGTGCATTACCTAAAGTTGGAACAACCGTTTTCATCAAATATCGTATTGGTGGTGGTAAAGACAGTAATCTTGGAGTAAATGTGGTCACAAGTATTGATGATGTTGATTTTGTATTAACAGGTCCAAATTCATCAATTAATAGTCAAGTAAACCTTTCATTAATAGTGACAAACGTAACACCGGCAATTGGTGGTGCAGACCAACCATCTATTGATGAAATAAGAAACATGATTGCATACAATTTTGCTGCTCAAAATAGGGCAGTAACATTGAATGATTATAAATCATTAATTGAAACCATGCCATCCACATATGGTGCCCCAGCTAAGGTTAATGTAATGGAAGAGGATAACAAAGTAAAAATCAAATTGTTATCGTATGATGAAAATGGAAATCTTTCCGATACCGTCTCAACCACATTAAAGAACAATATTCTAAACTATCTATCCGAGTATAGAATGATTAATGACTACGTTGATATTGAAAGTGGACAAGTAATTGACTTAGGTTTAGAAATCGACTTAGTAATAGATAAAAACGGAAATCAAACCGAAATTATAACAACTTCAGTTGAGGATATTGTTGATTATTTTGCCATAGAAAAAAGAAAGATGGGTGACCCACTTCTTGTGGGTGATTTGAACAGATTAATCGGACAAGTTAATGGTGTGGTAAACGTTGTTGATATCAGAGTTTTCAACTTAACCGGTGGAGAATATTCAAGTGCTGAGGTTGCTCAATCTTACTCAGACCCAGCCACTAAGGAAATCTTACAAGCTGATATGACAATCTACATGAAGTCGAATCAGATATTCCAAATCAGATTCCCGAATAAAGATATCAAAATAAGAGTCAAAACTCTCGGTTCGACTACATTCTAATTTTTATTTTCTGTATTTTTTAAGAAAATAAATAGATTTCTATTTATATAGGTAAGGTATGCAGAAACACAG